GGCATCGTTGCGGAACTTGTCCCGCTGCTCGGTCATGGCGGCGAGTTGCTCGCGGAGCTGGTCGCGCTGGAACTTCGTGTTGCCTAAATCCATAGACAGGTGCTCCACCTCCCGGTCTACCAAGGGAGCGAGGTCGGCTCTGCCGCCTCCAACATCGGGAGCCTTGCTGAACCAATCCCGTGCCACCCGCTGGCCTAGGGTTTCGTCGCTCATAGTTCGTCCACCGTGCGATAGTTCGCGTAGCCCGCAACTTCAGCCCGAGCCGAAAGTTCACTCAGCAACTCGCCAGTGGTCGCACAGCCCAGCCTCGGTACGTTGACATACTGCATAAGCTCATTGCAGATGCGGATCAGATCCTCTGTAGGCATGACGAGTTCGCCAGCCGGAGTGTCGCCTTGACACATGAACAGAGCGGAAACTTCGCCTAACGCTTCTTGGATTTTCGTTCGCATTTAGTTGCACCTCTTCATAGCCCGTGGGCTCTTGGTCACTATGTGCCCTCGCTTGATCCGCTGCGAGCCTTCCCAGCAGTCCGAGCCGTACCAACTCTCGACCCGCTTGACCTGGAACGAGAACTGGTAGAGCACCTGCCCTGGCACGGCCGTGTAGCAGTAGGACGCGCCGGTTGCGCTGTAGCCGCACAGGCCGGCTAGGCCGAGGGTTGTGATGATCCAAACGTATGTCATGCCGGCGTTACCTCTTCGTAGCTCCAATTCCTGAGCACCTTCTTGTGGGCTTGCTCGTCCCATACCCAGACAGTCAAGACTGGGTGGCCGCTGACGACGTAGACGCCGACTACTTCTCCGAGCTTGTTCTTGCGCCGAACGTCGGTGCCTACGAGACGCGAGAAGTCGCTACTACTCACTCGCCTAGCCCCAGCTTGCGGCGGATTGCTTCCCACTCGTAGATATCTTCAGTTGTGTCTTGGCGATTCCACCAGACTTCGCGCTGCTCCAGCTTGGCAATGCGAGCTTCAAGCGATGCAATCTCCCGTGCTGAATCCATGATGTCGTCTTGATCGTCTTCGTAGCTCACTCGAAAATCCCCCGTCTTCGGTACGCGACGTTCCGGCAGGCTCCGCCAAGACACATCGTCGCGTCCTTGCGACGCTTCCGGCCGCTGGGTCGATGAATAGGCAGTTGCTTGTCGCAGATGATGCAGTAGCGGACGAATTTGAGCTCTTGCATCTCGTCTATGCAGCGGTAGCAAACGATCCAATCGCGGTGTCTGACTGTTTCGCTCTCATGGGCGGATTCTCCGCAGCCGTAGCAAGCCACCATCAGATGTCCAGGCGCTTGATCTCGAAGTGCCCGATGTCGTCGAAGCCCTGATCGGAGAAGTCCATGTCTCCGTCCCAGTCGCCTCCCCAACGCAGCCTGAAAACGGTGCGTCCCATCTTGGCCCTTGCGGTGTTCTTGCGATCCACCACGGCCTGGATGTAGCCCGCGAGGTAGTAGAAGCGCGCCAGCGACTTGGGCCGGTTGCTCCAGTCGATGGGGTAGGGCGCAACGTCTACGGCCAGCGAAGGGCTCTGGTTGTGCTTGCCGTTGGGCCAACGCAGCTTGGAGAGCTTCTTGTCGAAGGCCGCGTTCTGGTCGGCCTCGCCCCGGTGCCCGGTCAAGATGCTGAAATCGAGGCTCAGGATGACCTCCTCGAGTACCTCGATCCAGAAAGCATGGCACGTCTCCAGACGACCTCGCGACGCAGCTCCGAAACTCGGCATGATGGCGACTCCTATGCCTACGAGTATAAGAGGGATCGCCGCCGATCGAAAGGGTTGATCTATCCCCCCACCACGGTATTATTCTCGTAGGCGGACGAGGCTTAAAGCTCGAAACGGCTACCGGGGTGCGTTGCCCCAATGGCCAATTTCGGGGCTCAGTGATGAGGAACGTGGGAGTTCAGCCTCGCCCGCCCTATATAGATAGGGGGAGAGATGAAGGTCGACGGGTTTGCGCTGGGACTGTGCCTGATTCTTCTGACGGCCGGCTTGACGCTGGGAGGCGCTGTCTGGCTCGCCACGCCGGCCCAGTGCCAGGGGGACTGCCTCCCTACCTTCTGTGGCTTTGACGCCGACTGCCCCGGCCCCTGCCGCTGCTACGTGCCTCAGGGCAAGGCCACCGGGGAGTGCTTCTAGGATGGGGCTGCTCCGCTGGCTGCGACGCCGCCGCCTGAGAAGGCTCCTCAAGCAGTACGTCACCCTAAAGGATGGGAAGCTCCATCCTCTTAGCGAGAGCGACCTCGACCCGCCTCTGCGCCAAAAAACCGACGCTGCGCCGGGGTCAGCTTTCGGCCGTGGACGCTCCCATCGGCAAGGATCTTCTTCGCCTTCCGAGGAGTGACAGATGGGCTCCGAGGCTTCTTTTTCTTCATGCCCCGAGTGTGGCCAAAGACCACGCCGCGCGCGAGGCCGGCGCTGCTCCGAATGCCATGCGGCCTACATGCGCCAATACCGCGAAAATCACGGCGGCGAGTACCTGTATCTGGGCAAAAGAGCCAAAAAGCGTGCCAAGATCCGCTCCATGCTCCGATCCAGAATCGCCCGAGGCAGCCTCAAACGGCTCCCGTGTGACAGATGCGGTCACAAACAGGCTGCCATGCGGGTGGAGAATTACGCCAAGCCACTCGAAAGCCTGATTTTCCGGTGTCTCGGCTGTCGGTGACGGCCGGGAGGCCCTTCTGTGCTACCTCAAAATGCAGAGGAGCGCGTGGATGCCGAGGCCGACCGAGAAACAGAGCCGGGCCATCGAGCTTCGTGAGAGCCTCGAGCCGTCAATGGCATGGCCCGATGTGGCTCGTGCGATGGGAACCACCCCCAAGCAAGCCCGCCAATTCTATCTGCGCGGCAAGAAGCGCGAGACGCACGATCTAGGCCGCGACCGGCTCGAAATCAACCCTGGTGTCACGGGCGAAGTGTTGGTCGCCCACTCAGACCCCCTGAATACGACCATCGCGTCGATTGCTCGTGATGCCGGGGTTTCCAAACACGTCGCCAATGGCATCATCGAAGCCGCCAAGCGACTGATGCCGGCCCAGGTCGAAACGCTCCGCAAGGTTCATACTGCGCGCCTCCAGGACCTGCTAGACCACAACAGCGACCGCATCCTCGAAGCAATCTCGACCCTCCCGATGGACTCCCTGCAAGCCGAGGGCGTCAAAGACCTGTCGATTGCCATGTCGGTGCATCTCGAAAAGCGCGCCCTGCTCCGCAAGGAGCCCACACAGCGCATCCAGGTCGAAGACCGCCGCCACATGAACGAGCTGCTAGAAGCCGTCCAGGACGAGATCCTGCGCCGTGGCCTCGAAGTCGAGGTCAACGAGTTCACGCAGGAGCAGGCCGTCGTCGATGGCGAGCTCAACATCTTCGAGCGCAACAAGGTCGTCGATGGCGAGATCGTAGAAGGCCCGCCGCATGGCTGACATCAATGTCAGCGACTGGCGGACTCAACGCAAGATCGTCACGATGCCGATGGGCGAGGCGAACACACCCGAAGTCGTGTTAGCGCGTACCCTGGAGAAGGCCGTCGCCGGCCACATTCGCGGCATAGTGGTGTCGATCCTGTGGGACGATGAATCCACTGGGTCAGACTTCTCGTACTTGAATCCACGCGATGCGCTCTACATCACCAAGAGCAGCCAGCTTTGGATCGAAGACTGGATGAGAAGCGACGAAACAGAGGATCTGTTCCCTTGAGTCCTGGCGATGGCGTTTCAAAGCATTAGCTCGTTAAACGAGCTGACCGCGAAAGATGTCTGCAAGCTGTCGCGGCAAGACTTCAAGCGCGTCGTCACGCAGCTTCTCGAAGTCCACGCCGACGACCGCCGCGAGAACGACCTTCGCTACTACAAGCCGGTTAGCGAACACGCGAAGCAGATCCATCTCTCGACCAAGAAGACGGTAGGTGTCGGTGGGGGCAACGGCAGCTCCAAAACTGAGACGTGTCTCGTGGATATGGTGATGCTCGCTACCGGCATCATTCCCGAGTCTCTTCAAGACGATATCCCGCCCGAACGTGTGTCGGGTGGACCCTTCCAATGCCGCGTCGTGTGCGTGTCATTGACCAGCACGATGTCCACTATCTTGCTGCCCAAGCTCCAGTGGTTTCATTGGACTGGTGTGGACGCTCCCGGCGGCAAGCGTGGCCACTGGGGATGGGTTCCGCGTAGCCATCTAGTCGATGGACAGTGGGACAAGAGCTGGAGTGAGAAGCTGCGCGTACTTCGGATCAAGTATTTCGATCCCGTGTTGGGACGCTTCAACGGCGAGTCTTCCATCCAGTTCATGTCCTACGATCAAGAGCCACAGAGCTTTGCCTCGGGCGACTATCATCGCGTGCTGTGTGACGAGCCACCTAGCCTGCCAATCTGGACGGAGAATGAAGCGCGTACCATGCGCGTCAATGGCCGCATGATGATGGCCATGACGTGGCCCGACGATCCCGTGATCCCGGTGGCCTGGATCATCGACCAAATCTATGAGCCCGGGATGCGCGGCGATGATGTGAATGTAGACTGGTTCGAGCTGTTCACGACCGACAACCCCAACCTCGATCAAGAGGCCGTAGCGATCCAGGCCGAGCAGTGGGACGAGGAGATGCGCAGAGTCCGCGTCTACGGCCAGCCCATTCACTTCAGCAACCTCGTGCATCCTTTGTTCACCGAGCAGGAGAAGACGTGGTGTTTTGCGTGCGGCTCGACGCAGGTGCTGAATGAGGACCTGTGCTTCAAGTGCGGGTCTTCTGAGACGGCCTACTACAACCACGTAGAAGACCGCGAGATCGACACTCAGCTTCCAACGATCTGGCTGCTTGACCCACATCCCCGTAAGCCGCACATGTTCATGTGGGCGCAAATCCTGCCCAGCGATGACATCGTGGTGATCGCAGATGGCAAGTGCGATGGAGACTGCACCGATGTCTACGACTACGTTCGTGCCTTCGAGACTACGAACAGCATCAACGTCACCCGACGAATCATCGACCCTTCGATGGCACGGCAGCCTGCCGGACAGCACCGGGAAATTTCCTGGCAGGATGAGTTCGAGGACGCCGGGCTACGTCTCGACCGCGGGAACAACAGCGACGTGGGACGAAAGCGACTCAACCAGTACCTCGCCCCTGACCCTCATACACTTCGGCCACGCATCCATTTTCGGCCTCAGTGCAAGGAGCTGATCTACCAGATGAAGCGCTTTATCTGGGAGGACTACAAGAAGATCCAGGAGAAGGCGCAGAAGCAGAAGACCCGCGATATGAACGACGACTATCCCGACCTGCTGAAGTACCTGATGAACTCCGATCCCACGTTCACGTTCGCATCGCACGGCAGCACCATCATTCGCCGGCATCAGGGCAACCGCAGCGACAAACGCCGGATGCTCGAGCAGCGGCGTATGCGTGAAGGTCGGCGTGAAATCCACCACTCCACAGGAGGTCGATGATGGCAGCGAGACGACGAGGAAGCAAGAGAAAGGGCGTCAGTGAGAACCTGTCGAGTGGACGACGAGGTATCACGCGCTATGGCAAGACGACCAACCAATCAGGTCGCAGAATAGAGGATGAGCGCAGTTATCGAGATCAACTGGTTAGGCAGTCTTCTGATGAATGGGGCAATTTTGGTAAAGGAGGACATCGCGGAGAGAAATCTCAGGAAAGGCAGAAGCGAGCCAGAAAGATCCTGAAAGAGAGTCAAGCAAGATCTCGCAAGAAGTCATCCCGCAAGAAGAAGGCAAGGAGGAAGAAGTAGATGGCCTTTGACCTCGATATTCAGGCCGACCCGCAGGAGCTGTTTCAGGACCCGGACCTGAAGACCGAACGCCGCCGCTCCACGTCACGGATGCGAAAGAGCAAGCGCCAGGAGCTTGCGAACCGGGTGATCGTATTCCACACGCAGGATCTGCAAGACCGCTACAACGACGACGAGATGCGGCTGCAACGCTACGCGAAGTACCGCAACTGGACCGAGGGCACGGACTTTCCCTGGGAAGGAGCTTCGGATCAGGCCGTGCCGGACATGATGACCAGCTCGCTGCGGATTCAGGACTCGCTGCACAACTCGGTGATGTCGTCGCGTCCCAGCGTCACGAGCAAGGCCACCAACGACAGCGACGAGGAGCGGCAGGACAAGATCGACCAGATGCTCGATTACCAGTTCTTTGTCGAGCAGGAAGGCGAGAACATCATTGGCGAGATGGCCGACGCTTTTGTCAACGATGGAGTAATCACGGCCTTCGTAGCGTGGGTGCGTGACGTGCGGCCCAACACCACCTTGCGGCGCTTCATTCGAGAAGATCCTCCGGGCACCATGCCCGTTCAGGTGTTCCGCGACCTGCTGCGTGAGCACTACTCCACCTACAACCACTATGCGCTGGACGAGGAGATGTGGGACTGGGAGCTGAAACGCAAGAAGCCCGTCCGACGCGACGAGGAGCCCATCCGAATCTCGTTCTACCACGATGATGCGGTGCCCGACGAGTGGGAAATGCAGATCAACGAGGATACGGTGGTCTACGAGGGGCCGCGGGTGCTCATCAAGGACTACGACGATGTGTTTCACCCGCCGCGTTCGGCCAACTTGCAGATCCCCTCGCCAGCCAATCCGGATGGTGCAACCCACGTTCTGATCGTCGACTACCCCTCGATTGACGAAATCGAGCGGCTGATCGACGATGGCACCTACGACCTCGTGCCAGACGAGCACATCGCCAAGATCAAGAAGGCAAGGCTTTCGCGCGACGACCTCAACCAGGCCAAGGAGCAGAAGGATCTGATCTCGGGCCGCACCACGCACTCCGAGCCCAAGGACGACACGCACGGCACACTGACCCGAATCCTGTGCTTCGATATGTACGACATCGACAGCGACGGCGTGAACGAAGACATGGTGTTCTGGGTCATCCTGGAAACCGAGACGTTGCTGAAATCCCAACGCCTCGGCGAGGCGTTCCCGTCCAAAGACGGCCCCAGCCGGCCTTTTGCCGAGTCGAGCTTTTTGCCCGTCAAGGGACGCCGCGAGGGCATCAGCCACCTCGAGCAGATGGAAGGGCTCCACGATCTCACCAAGCAGCTCGTCGATCAGACCGTCGACAACGGCACGCTGGCCAATGCTCCGATTGGCTTCTACCGCGCCGCGAGCTCGATGAAGCCCGAGCGGCTGCGCATGTTCCCGGGCGACATGATCCCGGTGTCCGATCCCAACACCGATGTCTCGTTTCCCAAGATGGGCCACGAGTCCCAGTCCTTCGGCATCAACATGCTGGCCGTCACCGACCAGATGAAGGAGCGGCTGTCTCTGGTTGGCGATCTCCAACTAGGTAGGGTGCCCTCTGGCAAGTCCAGTGCGCTGCGCACCATCGGCGGGATGCAGACCGTCCTATCTCAGGGAGAGGCACGGCCCGAGCGCAACCTGCGCCGCTTCTACATGGCCTACACCGCGATCTACGCCAAGATGCACGACCTGAACCGCCAGTTTGCCCCCGATCAGAAGCGCTTTCGCATCTACGGCTACACGGAGGAGGACCAGGACCCCTACGCCAGCGTGAACCGGGGCACGGACCTCGATGTGGCAATGGAGTTCGATTTCCACGCCAACGTACTCAACTCGTCCAAGGAGGCCCTACAGCAGGGCATGGGGCAGTTGATGGGGACCTACCTCCAGCCTGCCTTCATTCAGGCCGGGCTGACCACGCCTCGCACGATCTACAATCTAGGTAGGGACTTCGCGCGCTATCAGGGCCAGAACCCCGACGGCAAGTACCTCGAAAAGCCCCATCCCGAGGCCGGCCTGCCCAAGATCAGCTACGAGGAGGCGATCACCTACATCCTCTCGGGTCGAAAGCCCCACGGCCTGCCGATCGAGCCTGCGCCCGAGCACCTTCAGAAGCTCCAGGAGTTCGTCTCGGACC